GTGCATTCTCGCAGGCGCGTGATCTTGTTCTTGCTGGACCCGTCCGTGTCTTTACACCACTGCCATTTGTAGCTACTGGATCAATCTCAACTTCTTCTACAGTGACTGGCACTGCGCTTATCCCTGCTGGTCTGACGGGCGCAACCACTGCTACTAGGTATGTCGGTGGAACAGCCACTGTTGCGCCTACTACAGGAACTTTTGTTATTGGTGATTATGTTATTTCGCAAAATGCTAAATTATGGGTCTGTACCGCTGGCGGTTCACCAGGTACTTGGGTAGCGGCAACTACTGGTACCTCAGCCACCACAGTTACCGCGATGAACAGCTTTGGACTGTCATCAGTAGTGGGTACCTCGGGCAACTTTGCTCGTGAAGATCACGTACACAGCACCCCAGCTACTCCTGTTACTACTGCTGCAGGTACAGCTAATCAGATCCTGGCATCGGCTTCTACTGGTGCGGTAACACTAAGTCTTGCTAATGGGGTTACTTTTCCGGTTGGCACAAATATTATGCAGGGCCCCACTAGCGGTGTGGGCTTACAAATTAAAGCCGCAGCTACTACCCCTGGAAATATTCAGGAATGGCAGACCAGCGGTGGTAGCACCGTGGCAAAAATTGATTCCGGTGGTGGTATTTATGAAGGCACCAGCCATGTTTATTCAGCAGTAAACGCCAACCTATCCGGTACGGTCACCGACAACACCACCTACGGGCTGTCCTCCACGGCCGGGTCCGCGACGACGTACTCCAGGGGCGACCACAGCCACGGCACGACACCGTGGCCGCTGTGGAAGGACCCGGTGGTGGGGGCGAGCGTAGGAAACGTTGTTATCGCCTCGGGCCTGGTCAATGGAACAGTCATTGACGGGGTTTCCCTAGCCACTGGTGACCGCTACCTCCTCAAGAATCAGACGGCTCCAGCGGAGAACGGCATCTACATCGTGGCGGCGTCCGGCGCTGCCTCCAGAGCACCTGACGCCGATACGCAAGCCGAGTTGTTCGGCATGTCGGTGTATGTCATTCGAGGACTCATCAATGCAGGTTCATTCTGGAATCTCGACAACACTGGGTCGTCAATCGTGCTGGGGACGACTGGATTGGTCTATGTCTCCCCTCAGTCGGCATGGACGTCTTACACCCCGACGTTCACCAATATCACCAGCGGCGCGGGTTCTTTCTTCTACAAGAAAATCGGGAAGACGGGTTACCTGCGCGGAAACTTTACTGCAGGGACTGCCACGGCTGCCGCAGTTATCCAGATTAGTCTCCCCACGGGGTGGACCGCCGTAGTTGCGACGGTGGTCGGAGCGCAGAACAATAACGCAGCAGTCGGCTCAAATATCGTGTCCTCAGGAACAACCGTTCGTGTTGCGGCGGACATGGCTTTTGCAAACTGGGGCGTCGGTGCGTCCATTGCTTCTGTACACTTCAACATCGGTGGATTCGAGTTGGCGTAATGAGTAACCCAACCCGCAAGATTCAACGAAGGAGAAAAATGTCTGACAGCCACGAGCATGCGCACAACGACAGTGAGCGTCCTGCGCCGCTGCCGCAGCCCTCACCCGAGTCATATATCGGCATGCTCAAGCAACGACTTGAGGCTAAAACCACTGAAATCTCTCGCCTTGAGGATATCGAGGTGCAGTTTGCTGCCTGCATCAATGATCTGATCACTGAGAAGAATACAATGGTCTCCATCATCAATCAGATCACTACCGAGAACAGGGAGCTTCGCAAGCGGTTAGGAATCGATGAGTTAGCTGTAATCGAGACAGTTGAGTCACTCGAAGACTAATTCAAATGGGTGCTTGCGCTCTGTAATTTATTTGCTACATTCGCCGTGTGACTCGGATCACATGGGGTGTGGACATAGGTGTCCGCAGCTATCACCTAGCCGGTATTGGGCTGGGCAGATTGTGGTTGTTCGACCACTGCGTGCCTGTCAAAGGCAAAGTAGAAGACCAAAAACCTGGTGATAGGTGGCTAGAGCTCACTAGTTTAGCTAAGAACTTCACCACATTTATTGATGAGAAAGATAAAATCTTCATTGAAGAGCCCCCATTAGCAGGGCCTAAGAATCTTCGAGTCTATGGAAAGCTCCACCAAACGGTTGGGGCTTTATTTTCTGTGTGCCCAGCAATTACTCAGCTGGTGCCAGTAGATACCTGGAAGATGGAAGTATGCGGCAAGGGTGGACTCAGCAAAGAGGATGTTGCTAGCTTTCTTAAAGATCGACAGCTTGCTTACTACGAGCAGTGTGAAGGCAATCAGAACTACATCGACGCAGTATGCATTGCCCTCTACGGATTGAAAGCAGGTTGACGATGGGCTGGGTATCAGCAGAACTCTTCCTGCAGTCCTCCTTAAACGATGAGCCCATCCTGGATGCTGACTATGAGCCGCCCAAGAAACGAAGGATTCCCTACCCAGAGTGGTGGGACGACGCCTCCTGTGCTGGGCAAACAGATGACTTCTTCTTCGGAGATAGTGAGGATGGCGAAGAGAAACCCCTTGCTATCAAGCTCAGTGACGCTAAGAAAATCTGTGCAACTTGTCCAGTCTTCGAATTATGTCTGCGCAATGCCTTGGGTCTGGGACCAGAAGCCAACCGAGAAGAGTACGGAATCTGGGCAGGCACAAGTACTCGACAACGTAAGCGAATCTGGGAGATTATGGATTCGAATGACCCAGAGGACGTAGAACAAGTTATCCAAAACATCATCAAGAACCGAGATAATACATTAAGTTACAGTCGTAGATTAACTTATACTGTAGTCGAATTGATCCCCCTCAAAGAGTTCAAAGAGGTCGTGTGATCATGGCCACCAAGCTCGCTGTTACGCCTGAGCAGCTGGTCAATGTGAGCGACAAAGAGCTAATGAGGGCAATGATTAAGTTGGCCAATATGAAGCGATGTGCTCCTGATGATGACCTGCTAGATATGCTTTTGGATGAGTGGAACACCCGTAGGGCAATCCAGGAGATGGAGCGACTGTGAGCAACTACAACTGGTATAGCCCGAACGTGGAAGAGGTGCTGCAGAACACTGGGCAGCCAGTAGTCCGGGCATTCCCATTCGCTTATGACTCACCTAACATCCTCACTGGCTATGAGGTCTACACCCCTACTGCAGGAGAAGTGCTGTTAGACGCCTGGGTGGTAGCTGATACTCCTTGGGTGGCCGATAATCCTTCGCTCTGCGACATCAGTACCTTTACTGAGAGCCAGTATGGTTGGTTCGATGAGGTTATGCCCACTGCGCTTAATTTGGCTGCTGCGTGGCCTCCCTCGTTATCGCAAGCTGCCGCAGTGTGGTTTGCTTTTAAGGTGCTCAAGACCGGCGATATTGGAGCTGTGCCTTTTAGTTCAGCTTGGCTAGATATCTTTGACAATTACAGCTCAGCCCAGTCGGAAAAGAAGATCCTGACTGGTGACCCCATCAAGATTGTGGTGTCTCAGGATGGTACGAATGCCACTACTGATGCCGCTGTGACTGCAGCTAACACGCCTACGCTGCCTTTAGTGGTAACTGGGGCCAACGATAACTTCGTCTACGACACTGAGACTTTTGCTATCGTCCAGGACACTTACACCACACTGGCTGACTTAGCTGACGCTATTGGTGCCGCTACTGGGACAACGACAAGCACATTCTCAGATAAGGTGACTGTCACCGATAACGGCACCAAGTTAGTTTTCACGCTTGTTGGGGACCTAGGTGCTAACGGCAATGGCTTAACCATCACTGGGATGGACACCGACACTGGGTTAGCTGATCCCACTACCTTTGCTGGCGGTGTTGGTGGCGACCCCAATTCGACCCAAGGCAGTGCCATCCTCTACCTCGTGACTGTGACGCCGATCTAGTGCAAGAGCTGCCTCCTCCTCCAAAGGTCAAGTCTGAGCTTGAGCTCATTGACGAGGGCAAAGTAACCCCTACAGAGCTTGTAGAGGTCGAGGACGACTGGTCTGACGCTGAGCGTGCCTATAGGTGCCAACGACTCCGTATGGAGGGCTACACCTGGCGTGAAGCCGCCAAGATGTGCGACTACCCCAACGCCAAGCATGCGCAGATGTCTGTCAGGCTCTTCCAGCAACGAGAAGCCCTGGAGCGCGATGCCAACTTCAGGGAACAGATCTTAGATCTTGAGCTTGAGCGTACTGACAAGCTTATTCAGACGTATTGGGACGACGCAGTAGTTGAGAAAGATATTAAAGCTGCTGAGTTCGTACTGAAGACAATCGCGCAGCAACACCGTATGGTGGAGAGTGCCGACATCAACAAAGACGTCGCAACGCACAAGACAATTATTATCCAAGGTACAGGAGAACAGTATGTCGAGACATTACGACGGCTGGTGGAAGGCTCCTAGTGTCAATGAGCTGCACTTCTACGTGGGCTTAGTGCTCACTGTGTGGTTCTGGGCCATCGTGTGAACCCGTATAAATGCCAACTCTGTGGAGAGTACCCAACGCTTCCTCTAGAGATTGGCGACAAGATCTTCTGTGGTGGCACAGCAGGACATTCACGAGATTGCTGGGAGCGTGTGCTCCACAAGTCGCCACTTCCCTCCACCGGGAAAGTGTGGTCCTGGTTCGATGGCTGGTCAGATCCCGTTACCTGACCTGGTTCGTATTATCAAAGATAACTAAGGAGGAAGATGTGTCCGATGCTGTGTGGGGCGGAATCAGACTTCCAGAACTCAAGGATGAAGAGCTCGTCGTAGATGGTATCTTTCTGCTCAAGGTTCTTGGGCAAGATGGGCAAATCTATTACCGTGAGTTCAAGACACCGACACTTCACGCAATCGAAGCACTAGGGATGGTAGAGACCTTTCAAGACACCTTACGACAAGCAATTATGCACAATTCCCGCCGTATTGGAGAGTAAGTGGCTATCAACAAGCAAAACGATCAACCTACTGGCGTCAACAACAAGCATTGGACCATCTATGTAGACAGCGACCCAGGCGTGCATTCAGGCGTGCACAAGGTCTACGGCAAGCTTGTCTTACAGGACAACTGGGTGATGATCTTAGATATCCAGACCAATGGCATCTTGTCTGCTGCGCCCAAGGACAGCGTGATCCTCATTACCGACGAGCCTGAGCGTGATGAAGCGGTATATGCCACTAAAGAGACCAAGACTGGAGCTTGGAACCCCACCTCGGGCTCTACCGGCACCATTACAACCACTTCAGCAGGGCAAACCTACGTTACTTACAATCAGTAGTCATAAGGCCCTATTTCCTTTAGCTATAGTGCCAAATAGCTCACGCACAGTAATCGCTAGGCGTGGACAAGCCCAAGACAATTGAATAAGCCGGGAGGGGTGTTCACTGGGCAACGCTCCTCCCGGCCCTATAAGGAGCAACGTGGTAGATGTAGACCTTGATGTTCAGCTCACCCGGACACAACTCGGGCTGGGCTATCTGAACATCAATGACCACGTGAACTACGCTATTGCGCCTGGTTCATTCGGTGCACAGGTCACCTGGCAGCGCAATCAGGTGGGTTCGATCTATCAGGATGATGAGATCACCACCTATCGCAAGCGTAATAAAGTCATGGAGAACATCATCGTAGAGGTGTTCGGGGACAACAACGTAGAGGTCCAGGGCAACGTAGATGCGCTCATCGCTGCGGTCCTACAGAGCAACTTTGACATCCTGATCAGCGTCAATGGCGTCTATCGGGTGTATGCCTGCGAGACAGCCGACTATGGCATGAAGTGGGAAGGCAACCGCTTCGTGGCCAATCAGTTCCAAGTTAACTTAACTGTGCCGCGTTCGCCTGTGCCCAAGGTTGGTGTGTTGTGAGCTTTGATTACACCTGTTGCAAGTGTGGCCTGAAGATCCACTCAACAGACAATCAGCTAGCCCTCTTCTTGGACGATAACGTCATCATGCATAAATGTGATGCAGGGTGGAACTACGAGGACTGCACTAACCCAGATCACCAAGATGGTGAGCTCTATGGCGAATGACGTCACTGACTATGGGCGCGATGCATTCCTCAATGCACTCTTTGCTGGGGTTGCACTGCCGACCTTATATGTGGCATTGTTAACCAATGATGCAGATCAAGGCTTTGATGGCACTATCTTAGCGCTAGAGGTAGAGGTCAAGGTCACTGATCCCACCTATGGCGCTACCGGATACTCACGCCAGGTTGCTCCTGCCTGGGATCTGGCTGATGGCGGCTTTGTAGTCTCTGGTGATGACATGAACTTCGGGCTAGCGGCCTTCAGCTGGGGCACAGTGCGGAATTGGGCCTTAGTGGATGATCCAGGGCTGATTGGCAACTGCTATCTCTATGGTGACTTCGCTGTTCCCCAGATCGTTGCCGCAGGGGCAGAGTTCATCGTGCCTAGAGGCGGACTAACTGTCTCCCTCTCTGGTCCTCAGTCTGGAATCGTGGTCTGATGCCTACCGATCAGTATCTCGCAGCTAAAGTGATCGACCACATCACTGGCGCAACCGTCTTTGTGGCACCAGACAATCTCTACCTGTCTCTGTATGCCGACACTGAGTGTCTCATCGAGATCACAGGTGGCTCGTACTCACGACAGACGCTTGTCTTACCTGCAGTAGCTACCAACCAATTTACTACTACCACCACGAGCAATGTGTCCTTTATCGGGATGCCAGCCTGCACAGTTCAGGGCGCAGGTGTCCATGATGATGTGGCTAGTGGTAATAGATTCTTTTATGCCCCTACACCAACAGCCATCGTTGTTGCACCTGGTGATACCGTAACTTTTAGCGCAGGACAACTCGTCATGGGAGCAACATAAATGGCCCTGTATACCGCTAGGGACTCAGCAGTTGCGCTGTCTGCGTCTACTACCAAGACCATTGTTCAGGTGGTTGCTAGCTCCTCCAAGCCAGTGCGCATCGTGGAGATTGGTGTCTCCTTCGATGGTACGTCGGGCTCAGCTACCCCCGTTGCTGTTGATCTCTTAAGGCAGACCACAGCTGGGACAAGCTCCTCACTGACCTTTGTCTATGAGAACCCACAGACTGAGACGGCTATTGCCACCGCGCTCAAGACATTTACTGCCGAGCCCACTGCTGGCGACATCCTTCGGTCTTGGTATGTCACGCCTGCGGGTGGCCTCTTTGTGATGCAGTTCCCGCTTGGTCGTGAGCCTGTGGTGGGGGTCTCTGGTCGTATTGGTATTCGTTGCAATGCACCGGCTACCGTGAACACTACGGCGTACATCACCTTTGAAGAGTAGTCCGTTGAGGTGGCGACACTCTCAGACGCCTTCAACAGGGCAGATAACTCTTCTAGCCTAGGCACTGCCGACACTGGTCAGACCTGGACTGCCTTAAATGGCACCTGGGGTATCGACACCAACAAGGCCCGAAACTACTCCCCGGGTACACAAGCTTTTGCGACAGTAGATACTGGCTCAGCTAATATCACCGCGCAGCTTGTAGTTACCGGTGGTACCTCGTCTGGTGGTGGTATTACCTTTCGAGCAGTTGATTTAAATAACCTCTGGTTCACCGAGTGTGACTCAGGCCAGATGCTGCTCTATCGAGTCCAGTCAGGCTCTTACACTCAGATCATTACTGGCATGCCTGCGGTCTCTTCAGGGGATGTCATTCAAGTTATTACTCAGGGCAATCTTATTACAATCTTTCGCAATGGCTCTCAGGTAGGACAGACGACCCAATCTTTTAATAACACTGCCACCAAGCACGGTCTTAGGGATTATGGCGGCGCTATTCGGCTAGATGACTTCACTCTTGACAACGAGACGGTCATTCTGCGGATGCAGCAAGCTCGTAGTAGGCGAGCTACGTTTATGCGAGCGACCAATTGAGGCCATCAGGTAATAGGCCAGGACGGGGATTCAATCTTCGTCCTACTCGGCCTGTTCCCAATACCTTACGCAATCAGCCCAGACTGTATCCAGGTTCAGTAGTCGGAGCAATTGTCAACGGCGGGTCGGAAGCCCACACTGCATTAGCGCAAGCTTCGCCCTTTACGTTAACTCAGCCCATTATCTGCACTGGGTGCGTTATCTACACCACACCCTTTGACGTAGGCATTGCCTCTAATACATTGATGGGCATTGTCACTAATCCCACTGGAGTAACGCCTGCCTCCTTGACCTACTTAGCGAGTGGTCGGACACCCAAAGACCCAGGCATTGGGAAGAATCCTGTCACGGTGTATTTCTATACGCCTGTGTATTTGGAGAAGGGCACCATCTACGCCGTTACCGCTAACTCTGATGGTTTGGTCTCCAATGGTGACACCAGCTCTGGAGTAGTAGTTGCTAGGCAATACCAGCAGTCCTCTGGTGGCGGAGCTTATGCCGATGGCACTGGTGGCTACAAGATGCCCATGCAACTGTTTGGTTATATTGCTCAACCACTAAACCGCAACAATGAGTCTCGTCAGCCCCGTATTCAGGCACCGTTTAGATCGGCGGTGTTCTAATGGCGAGGGGAGTAGGGCGTAGGGCTGGTAGAGGTATTGTCCTTCACCCGAAGACGCTTAATTCCTTAAAAGCTGACTTCCCGCTTATTGTGACGTTGTTCAGCACTTCTACGCTTACTATTGATGCTGAAGTACATGGTGACCGACAGCCAGCTCAGAATGTAGACAGGCCCACCTATCGGCGTGCGGCTATCAGTGCGAGTAGGTTCTAATGCGACCGCCAGGCAGGAGAGCAGGCTCAGGCTTTGCTCTCAGGCCTAATCAACCACACTATGTCCGCAAGGATTTTAGGTCTTACCAGGTTTTTGGCGCGGTCGCGCTTCTTTCGACCTCAGCTCTAGGGTCGCACTTTGGTATTAATATCCAAGATCAAGCAACGCTGTCGTCAACTTCTACGCTTACAGTTGGCGGCGATACCGCTGTTATTGATGGTGCAACTCTTATCTCGTTCTCCACGCTAGCTGTTGAGAATGATCCAGATGCGCGTACGAACTTACGTTCTACTTCGCACTTAGGTATTGATAGCGGTCCTGGTACGCCGGATACTACGACCGACTTTATTATCAGTTTTGTCTTCGATCTCTCTACTCCAGGTGTAGCTCCTACTGGAGATAGCGAATCCACTCTCACACCACCAGCGCACGATGACTCTGGTGCCAACCTCATCATCACGAGCACTGGGTATTTCGTCTTACGAGTGGTGGAGTCTGCACACACTCAACAACGAGCTATCTCACAGATCAACGTCACCGTTCCAGCGATTGCCATTATCAATGGCAAGCCTGTCGTTCCCCATTGGTGGGCCAAATCTACGAGCTCGATGACTGCCATCTATGGGCCTTCGCATATCCACGTCACTGCGGATGCAGCTCTTGACCCTGATGTCACGCCAGTTCATGGCTCGCCTGCGCACACGTATCGCTGGGGGGCCAATGATCTTCCTTACACCGGGGACTACTTCGAGACCTGGCCCTCGCATGGTGCTGGGCCTGACTTCCACTCGCTATTTCCGTACCGCCCGAAGGTAAGGAAGCACATCCACTATGGAGCGGGGTCAAACGACTACACGTATAGCAAAGTGGTGTTCTTCAACAACACCTATGTCGAGCACATGTGGCTTGATCTTGGAGCTACCGTCAAACAGCCCTATACGTGGATCTTTGCTGGTTTCGTATTAACCTACCCCAATGGCCAGTTCGGGCACTTCTTATTAGACAGCGGCAAAGCATTGCCAGGATCGTCTATCCCGTATGTGAGAGCTGATCACGTAATCAATGATGGCCAGACATCCCGAGCACTGATCCTGGCCAAGCGGGACTCTATTATCGCTACAACACGCCAGTCGTTAAAGTCTGGCTATATGAAGTGCAACCACTCCTGGGCACCACGTCCCAAGGTCTACGCTGCCGTCTTCAATGGGGCCAACTCCTATGTGGCGGAGATGGACACCCACAAGCAGAACTTATCCAAAGGTCGGGTTGATGTGCACCCCATTAGACACGTGATCATGGGTAGGGCGCAGAACCACATCTCGGATAACTACGCCTCGCACATGGGTCTGTTCGAGGTTCGATACTTCAATAAGGCGCTGACTCCTGATCAAATCAGAGCGCAGTATCGACAGTTAGCTGCTACCTATCGCTTCAACCTTTATTAAGATGTAGTTATGGGCTGGGCATTCGACTCTGTTGAGAACGCACCTGGTGCCTTCCGCATCATTATGCGCAAGCCCGATGGCCACCCGGTGGACATCACGACTGTCCGTGGTGCGCCTACCATCATCGAGAGTCTGACCAAGGCTGATCCCTTTGGGGACGCCACTGCGGTTTTAAGATTCCCGCAGGTCAGCGGCTTTGATGACTTTGATGCTCAGGATGTCGGTGGCTGGCTAGATGACTTCTCTGATGTTGATATCTACTTTCAATACGCCTATCCGGTAAGAGACCTGAGCTACGCCGACTGTATTGATCCTCGGACTAACCAGCAGACGCTCTGTATCTCTTCTGACTACGGTGCGTTACTACAGCACTGGATGCCACCAGTTGGGGATCCTGGTTGGGTTGCCCCAATGGACATGTCCGTCACCGCGACTAACCCACCAAATAGGAAAGCTGGCTATCCGACTAGCTGGAGTGATAACACTGCCTACTGGTTATGGCCGGGGCCGCATGGTCCTGCCGAGACTGATCACCCCTACACCAGGGGACTATTCCGGACGACCTTTAACTTAGCTAGTTCAACCCAGATCACCTTAGACATCACTGCCGACAACATCTTCGCGGCTTGGTTAGACGATGACCAGATCATTGGTATCGAGGACACCCAGAACTGGAAGACCTTCCACACCGTTACCGTGACGCTCCCTGCTGGAGATCATGAGCTCACTGCCTGTGTCATCAATAGCCCAGGCGAAGACTTTGTAGACGGCGAAACCCAGCCCATTAGTAATCCAGGGGGATATCTCTTCTCACTGCGGAAGACGTCTGATGATTCTATTATCGTCAATTCTTCTACCTTCAGTACTTTAGCTCAGCGCATCCCACCACAACGAGTCGTGGTCTGGGAGGGCTATATCGCCTCCCTGGAGACTTCTGTGGACGGGCAGAACTCCGACTTGACGGTGCAGTGCCAAGGGTCTCTCTTCCAGGCGGATAGGTACCTGCAGAAGCCTGCTTATCCACCTAGGCCTATCCCGCACGAGAGATTAATTGCGGACGTCTTCTCACACGTCTCACGGCCTTCTTTACGTACCAAGAGCCTAGAAGTCCGGTTCCCGGTTGGCTGGACCAAGGTCGTCCCTGCCTACAAGGTGGCTAATGCCTATACCTTGGATGCGCGCCCTGGTACTAAATACAGTGGCTACTCTTCGAGGAACACCGGTTCCTGGGATCACGCCTTAACGAACTTCTGTGCCGATCTGTTAGCGGTGATGTTCGTAGATGAGAAGTCCGGGGTCACTGTAGGGAACCAGTGGACCGTGCTCTCTGAGCCTGGCCGAAAGCCGGTTCTCAAAGTCCGGGACAGGTTCCGCACTCCTGACTTCGAGCTCTGGTATGGCCAGACTGGCATCACTGGGCGATTCACCAAAGACAACACCCAGATGGTCAACATCATCTACGGTGAGGGCACTGCGGTTGATGGCTCAACCTGGCGTAATGCCCGGATCTCCAACGACGGGACAAGGACCGAATACGCCCCATTAGCGTCTTCGCCTGATGTCTTCCCCCTGACGGACAACCCCGCTTTGAATAAGAAGCGGTTCGTCTCGGAGAGCCTGATCAAGTACGGCTCTGGGTTCGGCCAGGACCAAGCCACCTCGTCGGCCAAGCAGACTTTAACCAGAGATCAGATCCCTGGCTGGACTGGCGAGATCACCTTAACCTTCGACCCGGGCATGTCGAAGTGGGCCATTCGAGCTGGCATGACCTGCCTGTTAAAGGGCTTCGCTGGCACTGGTGAGACCGGGATGCGGTTCCACATCGCCCAAGTCCAAGGTGCTCCTGAGCAGAACACCGTGACTTTAACATTAGATACGCGCTACCGTGACCTCTTAACGCTGGAGGAAGCCCGGGCTCGCACCATGGACCCGCTTACCCCAAGTAAGTTATTACAGATCAACAAGCGCAACTTAATGATCGAAGACACCATGGCTCCGTGGGACTACACCGCTGGCTCAGGCTTTATCCCGCAAAAGTCCACCAAGTTTCACAGCACCCGTCCGCACAACACTGTCTTCCCCTGGGAGTACTGGACAAAGCTGCACCCGCCGCGTCAGTACCCACAGTGGTACGTGCGATGCAACGCGGACAAGGCTCGCCGTATCGACCGATGGAGTGGCCAGATCCCCATCTACATGGGGCAGAAGGGCTCCATTCGAAGGGTCGAGGTGGCTGCTTTCGACGTCAACGGCAAGCTTCTGCCGATCCAGTTCCACATGTCGCTTTACTACAACCAAGGGGATTCGTCCCCGATGGACATGCCGAGAGACGGTCAAGGTCCCTCTCCTTTCATCACGAATGCGTTCCAGACCACCGATGCCAACGGCGCATTACTCCCAGCGGGAAACTTCTTAGCGGCGAGTCCGGATCTGATCATTGGCTGGGGCAACAAAGATCAACCTGCCGGGTACTTCCCCAGCCGGAAGTCTGATGGCGCTTCCCCTACCGGATTACTGGTAGATGAGGCTTCCTGGAACTGGGACTGTCTGAACAACGGCCTGTTCGCCAACCAGCAGCAGTTACCAGGTAAGACGTACCCCAAGAGCTACTTCAATATCTTCGCTGAGTTCTATGCGGAGTACACCGAGCCAGTGTACTTCATGGGCCGTCTTTACAGAATGGAACCAGGGACGTGACCTGGGATAATGACAATCTGGCTAATGCCAGATTTATTGGCGATCATTACTCGATGGAGCCTGCCCTTTGGCCTGGTTATCCAGAGCCAACTGTTGAAGATAACGAGCAGCTCCTTACTTCTGGAACCAGAACGATTTGGTTTACTTGGACATCACCAAGTTTTACAGCTCCAACTTCTTGTGTGTTCGTTGTGGATACCTGGGACTCTCCAGCTGGAGATGGGTTTTACGCTGGGTTAGATACTTGGATTCAGATCTATACAACTACAGTAGATCATCCAACCTTTAATGATTTGGTTCTAGTAGGTTCTAATGACGATGATGGCAATCTTTATAGTTACAACTCAAGAGTCCAATTAGTCGCTGAAGCAGATACAAAATATTACTTCCAGGTTGGTAATTATGACGATACCGCTGATGGCACGCTTCATTTCAATTTCAATACCACCGTTACTCATTATAAATGGACAGACTGGCAACAGTGGCCTTCGCAGTTAACATTTACTGATGCTGCGCAAAGTTTTAGCACCATTTCTTTGTATTCTAACGGAGTTAGTATTTTACCGTATGTTCATCCACCGCATATCAGTATTCAAACAAATCCTGTTTACAGCTATCGTGAATTATACGATGGCCCATCCGGTTTACCTAGCACCTGGTATGGCACTGAAACAACAAGCGCTTACTATGCAGCCAATGGCGAACCAGTAGTGGTAGCGAGTAATTCCAGGCGGAATGGCTACGGAGCAATTGGCAGTATGTATATGGGAGGTCGCCAGGAAGGCGCGGCATTTATTCTAGACTTTCGAGTATATAAAGAAGAGCAGTGGTATCCCTATGACGATCCACGAGTGGCAGATTCGATAAGTATTGAGTATGGTAACGATGCTGAATTTATTAGTGCGCGATTTGTTGTAGAGAAAGCTGTTAGCGGCGCAACAGCGTATAAAGAGATTAGAGACCCTGCTAACTATAACTGGTCGACTACAATCGATTATCCTTTTCTCCTGGATGCTGTATCTAATGAACTAAGTACGCGAATTTGTCGAATTAGTTCTGGAGCGTGGGAAGGTACACGCTGGACCGACAATCAAGGCGGTTTTAGCTTATATCCACGGCCATTTGATATTGAGCGAGATATTCGCCCGTACTTAACAGAAGTTGATCATTTAGACGGTGCAACGTCCGCTGATCCATATGAGCAACGACCTATCTACTGGGCGGATAACTATCCAGGGTATTGGAATTACCAATGGTGGCATGAACACACAGATCGGTCTTATGGGCCATTTAATAGTTTAGACGCCGAGGATGTACTAGCGTTTGCACTTATTTCCAAAGGTTATTTAGACGCAGCCATGACTGGAGCACCAGTCGATCCGTCAGAAGTTATTAATAACTATGGCAGCCCGTATTACGGTGGATCAGAGTATCGATCAATTCTTACTGTCTGGGCTCATCTTCCCTTTGGCACCCATGGCCGCATTGGCTGGGAAATGACATGGCGACCCCAAAGTTATCGGTTGCTGCTTCCTGTTACCGACGAAACTCCACCTCCGCTGCGGTTCAACCAGCGTGATGACCAGTTAGGAATCGAGAACGCCTCAGCACGACTGAACGTCCCCGGTGAGGCTAGTAATCAGACTGGTTCGATCCAGCAGGCTCGCTCTCCTCGCATTGGGGAGACCGGTGGTGGCTCTAATAGGTATCTTTAAAGTATGGCCAGCATCGTTACGAACTATCAGGGCAACCTGTTCTTACAAGCCCTGATCAACGCTGGCAGTCTGTATCTCGGGTTGTTCCTGGCCGATCCTGGGGTTACCGGGTCGTTTGTCGATGAGGTCTCAGGCGGGTCGTATGAACGCCAGCTCTTTACTCCCTCAAGTCCGTCAAGCAAGTCTTTTGGTAACTCCAACCTGATCGTCTTCGACAATCTCCCTGCTTGTACGGTGACCTACATCGGGCTAGCCACCATGAAGTTCGGTGGCAGTCTTACCTTATGGTCAGCTATTACTCCACAAATTGTGCCGAACTCGGCACGACTCACCCTCGCTATCGGTGATGTGGTGTGGACGCTCTGACACCACTCGGATACTGGGTATGACCGCCCAGTCGTAAAGGATTGATGATGAGCACCTCGTATAACGGTTGGCCAGCGTCAGCCACAGCTTCGGCTATTGGCATCGATTCCACCTTCAAGGTTGCCGGTCATCTGTTTCCCGGTGGCGTGAAGAAGGGCGACGTCTCCACCGTCTTCCGCTTCTACCTCGGCAACTACCACCTGCGGGTGGAGTCTTTAGCGACTGATGGCAAGGACGAGTGGGGCTACTCCTACCGTAGGAACGTCAACAACCCCTCCCAGCTGTCCTGTCACGCCTCGGGTACGGCGTGTGATGTCAATGCCGTCAAGCACCCCAACGGACGTCGGCACACGCTTTCCAGCGTTCAGGTCGCCCAGTTAAGGAAGATCCAGAAGTGGGTCAATGGAGTGATCAAGTGGGGTGGTGACTTCTCCACCACACCCGATGAGATGCACCACGAGATCCACGGTAATTCCACTGCGGTCCACGCTGTGGCAGCCAAGCTCAATCACCAGCGGTTCACCAAGGTCTTACAGCGCGGGGTTGGTTCTAAAGCCCATCCTGACCCTGAGGTGAAGAAGCTGCAGACCTGGCTGGGCTTCACCGGTACCGCAGTGGATGGGGTGTTCGGCACCGGTACTGAGGCTGCAGTCAAGCGCACCCAGTACAAGTTAGCTCAAGCGCAAACTGGCAAGGTCACCCAGCTTCTCGGTTTCTACGTCAACCCCTAGGAGGGGAGATGAACGACAACCCGCAGCTTCCTGCGTATATCCGCACCTACATCCCCATCCTGGTGACCATCTTCGGTACTTGGCTGGCAAACCATGGCTTCAACATCGATGGCACCCTGCTGCAGACCCTTGTGGGCGCAGGAATCGGTGCAGCGTATTACGCGCTCGTGCGCTACATGGAGGGGCACCGGGCTTGGTTTGGCTGGTTACTGGGTGTGGCAAAGCAGCCTGCCTACGTAAGTGGTCCTGCGCCTGCTCCAGCCGATAACGAGGTTGTGGTGGCTGATGTTGTGCCTGATGACCAGCCGCCTGCCGTGGGTGACTAATTCTCTTAACTAGGGGAGCGTGAGATGAAGTTTGCTCTCCTCGGCACTCTTTTACTGGCCACCAATACCAGCGGACCAGATGGAGTTTCGCTGAGCCAGTGGTTCAACTTTGCCCAATTTGGGTTATTGGGCGTCATCTTCTTGATGATCGTTTCCAAGAAGTGGATCGTGCCGAAATGGGCGCTAGATGATGCCCGAGCTGCCTATGAACGAGAACTCAGAGCAAAAGAAGACGTTATTGCGCAGCAGCGTGCAGATATTATCGATCTGAAGAACACCGTGCATGAATTGCAAGATCTGACCAAAGAGCGCATGATTCCAGCATTGGTGCAAGCAAATGCCCTCTCAGCAGCTTACGTACAAGAGCTCTCTCGACGCGCTTCGTTTCCCGTCAACCCATTTCCCATCGTTCCCCCGGGTGGTATCGGTGAATGACCGACGCAGGCCCAGGGATCCAGAGGTGAAGGAGCTCTTGCTAGAGACGCTTAAACTAGTAATACAGGCTGAAGCCATCCTGTCACAGCTAGTAGCGCATCAAGCAAAGGTCGAGGCATTCTTAGGACATGCTGAAGATTACACTGAGGTTGAGTTAGGCCAGGAGGACCATAAAGATGCCTGAGACCGTTCGGCAGCTTGCCGCTGAGGTCGATGGGCTCAAGGCCGCCACGTTGAGTCTGTCCACTCAGGTCTCCAATTTATCTGGCGCGCTCACCACGCTCAACCACATGCAGGAAGAGCAAATCGCCCTACGTCAGTTAGCCGAGTCTGCTGTCCAGCCAGAGGACATCAAGCAAGAGGTAGACAACGCTGCGCTACCGGTACGTGCGGATCTGAAAGTCACTCGTCGTCTCACCATTGGTATGGCTGTAGTGACTCTGGGTGTGTTGGCCGTTTCTATCTTCGCTTTTAATTCTTACGTGCATTATCGCAAGGACACTTACCAGCGGTGCTTAGACCGCAATATCCAGTCCAAGAAGATCAACGATCTGATCAATCAAAGCTTTAATAACAACCCGCAGTTAAAGCATGCCACTCCTGCGCAATTAGCTGAGGCCAAGCGCCAGGCAGCTATTTTCAAGTCGGCCTTCCCGGCTTCGCCTAGCTGTGCCAATTTACTGTTCCACTGGCCTTGGCATGACAACAACTAACCCGTTCGTTCTAGAACGGCCCCCTCAGACAGACGATGAGCTGTACTGGCTAATCCAGCTGATGTGGGGTACTCGTATTCCGAGGACTCCTGTATGCCCCGATCACGTGCCGCCGTTTACGGCCTTCGCAGATGCCTATTTTGGGCGCAACTCTCTGGATCCCAGTTCTCCGGTCCAGTCCGTCGCCTTATGGCATGGGAGTCGAGGTCTGAGCGGGAAAAGCTTCATGCTGTCCATCCTGGGTCTGACAAAGACCCACATGCGAGGTTGTGACGCCAACCTGCTGGGTGGCTCGATGGCCCAGTCCATCAACATCCACGAGCACATGCGCTCCGCGATGGAGTACCGCAACGCCCCGCAATACATGATCGCAGACAACACCGCGACTTATGTTAAATTAACCAACGGTGCCAGGATTCGTCCTCTGACTGCTTCACAGAAGACGGTGCGTGGTCCGCACCCTGCCTTGCTGCTTTTGGATGAGATCGATGAGATGGACCTCGACATCCTCGATGCTGCGCTTGGTCAGCCGATGCCACAGAAGAACTATCTCAATGAGATCGTCAAGCCGTATACCGTGATGTGCTCCACCTGGCAGAACCCGCAGGGCACCTTCACTGAGATCTATAAACGTGCCGATGAGCAGGGCATCCCTAAATACGCCTGGTGCTACCGAGAGTCTGCCAACCCAGTAGACGGCTGGTTATCCGAAGAGGCCATCGCTGAAAAGAAGGCAATGATCCCCGCTGAGATGTGGCGGGTTGAGTATGAGCTCGGTGAGCCTTCTATCGGTAACCGCGCCTTTGACTCTGACTCAGTGGAAAGGGTCTGGAGCCTGCCGTTTGAGCCATTAGCCCAGAAAGTGATGAAGGACTTCGAGGAATATAAGTTCAAGAACTATGAACGAGATGGCGTCTACGTCATTGGCGCGGACTGGGCTAAAGAGCAGGACTACACTGTTATCACTGTTCTGCGGGTGGATCTCAAGCCGATGGAGCTGGTCTACTACGCCCGAGTGAACCGTCGTCCCTATCCGGTGATGATCGGCATGTTCAACGAGGCAATGGCTGAGTACAACGCTCAGGGTGA